AATCCATGTGCTAACTGTTGTGCTGGACATGAATTCTTTAAAACGATCCGCTACGGCCGTAATCTTATCCGCGATAACGCCAAGCCACTCAGACAGTGTTTGAGCCCAAGCCTGTTTACCCAGTTCTTTACCTTTATCAATCAACGTCATAATTCCAACAACAATTAATTCTAACGGAATTAAAAGCGCTTGAAGTAAGGTAAGCACTGAAGAAATAATCGCTTTAAAAATGCCACTTTCCCGAAGTGTATTGAAAAGTCTTACAGCAATATTAAAGATACCGCCAAGGATACCTTTTATGAGATCTGTGACACTGCCAATCGATGAAAACGCTTCGAATAAACTAACGAATTTATCGCGTAACGCTTTCGCTTTATCTTCAGTAATTTCCAAAGATTCTGTAAAATCGTGAAAACGTTTAACAAGCTGATAGATCCGTTCGGCCACATTTTCGTTTGCTATATCTTCATTGGTTTCTTCGTCAGTACCTCCGAAGATAATGTTAAACGCTTTTCTGGCAGCTTCACTCACAGCCGAAAAGACATCTAAAAGATTCTGCAGCGATTCAGTAAATAATTTAAAGCCAGACTCTCTCGTAACTTTTTCATCGGTCATAAGACTGAGCACCTCTTCAGATGCTAGTCCTAACTCATGAAGTTTCTCAATTTCTTCATCAGTATATCCGGCCAACTTTAAAAGCTGATCAGAATATTGATCCATAAATTGAACGAGATAGGGATCTCCAGATTCTTCAGTCATGGACAGATAAGCTTCCATAAACTGATCGACGGAAACGACACCTTGTTCCATCGCAGCCTGCAGCGAACCATACTTCGTAATAAGCTTCTCAAGTCCACTGTCTCCTAATTTCGATGCTGCGATATCAAAATCTTCAAACGTGTAACCGCCTTTTTCGAGAAGAGCCTGAGCTTTCTTCAAATCAACAACGGTCGCATCTTTGCTAGATTGAATCGATTCTGCTGCGGCTTTTGCCTCGGTGGTTTGTCTTTCAATAACATTGGCCCACCATTCAATCATACTGACATCGTAGCCGCGAGCTTCCAAAGTTTCCTTGCTGACAGCTCCGTCTAAAAACCACTCAGCATTTTGTTTAATATCGTCGATCTTTTTGTTAAAATCGTCATTCTTGCCATTTACAATTTTATCTAAACGATCAAGATTCATTTGATCAAGGATTGCCTGAAATTGTTCGGCTGTAACGGCACCGGCTTTGATAGCTTCCTCTAATGAACCATATTGTTCAATAAGATTTCGAACCCCATATGATTGAAAAGAACCGCCAAATGCCGTCAGCGTATCATCCGCTACTTTCTGAGCAGCCTCTTCCATTTCAGACATGCTTGAGCCAGCATCCGCCAGAAGCTCTCGAAGCGGATTTGGACCATTAAATGCAATATCAAAAATATCATTCAGTTTATTAATCGGTTCTGCAAAAATATCGTAAAGAGAGTTAGCAACGCCAGTCCAAAAGTCTTTAGCGGTCAGATAGTTACCAAACATCGTCTCAAAGAGATTCATCCAACCGGTGCTGACAGCATCCTTTGTAGCGTCGATAGCTTCCTGAAACGTCTTAGCTTCCTGCGCAGCCTTAAATGCTCTGCGACCTAAATCATATTCTTCTTTTGAAAGTTCCTTAATATAAGGAAGTAAATCATCTGACGCTTTGCCGGTTTCTTTATAAACGTCAACCATGCGAAGTAATTCCGTAACGGTTTCACCGGTTTCTTCGCTAGTCGCTAATAGCACATCAGTAAATTTGCCATAGGTATTTAATACTTCAAGCAAAACGTCGGACGAAAACCATCCATCTGATAGTTGCGTGTTAAATTGTTCAGCAGTGAAAGAATGACCAGCTTTTGTTACAAACGCATTGCCACGTTTAGTTAAAGTACCAAGAGCAACAGCTGTTTCAAGCGCGGTTTCTTTAAACTCCCGAGTTGCCATATTGGCATTCTCAATAGACTTCCAGTCCATGAGTTTAACAGAACCAACTGCCAATGCCTGCGACAGGTTATACATCGCCCGTCCAGCTTCGTTAATCGTTCCACCGGAAATAGCAGCCCAGTTTGAGATACCTTCCATAGCCGTAACGGCCGTCTCAAGCTTAACACCGTTTGAAGTAAATTTACCGATATTGTTGACCATATCAAGGAAATTATACGAGGTCTCATCAGTAAATAAATTTAGCTTTTCAAGCTGGGAATTAACCCATTCGATCTGAGCTCCTTGATTTTCCCAATCTTTCGCGGTGGCAGCCATAATGGTCTGAACGCCTTGGGTTTTTTCAGCATATTTTCCCCAGCCGACACCAATCTGGTCAACAGAAAGTGCAGTCGCGACCTTACCAAGTTGGCCGACCAAATCCATAGCCTTGTTGGTCAGAGTTCGAATAACCTGATCGCCGACGATTCCCATTGCTGAGAAACGGTCTGTTACTTTATCAAGAGAACGCCCTACCGAATCGAATCCGTCGGTATTTTCTTTACCCAATGACTTCAGACCATTGTCAAGTTTTTCAAGTATGTCGATAGTCTTTTTTGCACCGGCTTCAAATTTATCATGATCTATTCGCATCTCTACGATGCGTTCTTCTACAGTACTCGAATTTGCACCAGGCATCAGCTATCTACGACCTCCTTCCAAATGGCTTCCGCGATATGCTCAAACACCGGTAAAATTGCGGGAGATATATAGTGCCGTCCTTGAACATATCCGCCCCAGCCTGTGCCGTGACCATATTCAAGAATGACAGCAATCGGAACTCCTTCGTTTACATTGGAGTTTGACCAGTAAATACTGATTTGTTTACGACTCTTTTCAATTTCATATTTCCATGAATTGGCAGTTTTTCCGGTAACAACCGGCGTGGCAGATTTAAGCGCTTCAACGCCCTCCTCTGCATATTGAGTCAGGAGACTGTCAAAATCCAGATGCTGAGTGCGTTTTAAAAACTGTTTTGTTTTCTTAAAATCGCCTTTTACCGTGCATTTAATCATGACAGTCTCCTTGTTGTTTTTTGCTCAGCCTCTGGTGCCATATTTAGCACGCCTAGCAGCATTTAAAGCCGCGTTCTGGCTGAAAATATCTTTTTTGCTCATTTTCTGTGGCTGCTGATTTTTAACAGATGCTACTTCGATCAGGGTCATCAAACGATTCAAATGCCATTTCTGACACGGATCAAAGGGTATGTTAAAATACGACATCCAAAAATAAATGAGCTCGTTGGTAATAATATCTCGAGACGGCTTTTTTTGACGATCTTTAAATGTCGTAGCAGTCATCGGATCAGCAATATAATCAGCGATGTCTTTCACGTTCTTTGGGGTCAGCGCCAAGAAAACATTTGGATCACTTGGCTCCGTCAGACACATGCACCGAATATAATCAAAGTTTTGTTCTTCTGTTTTTGGTTCCATAGAAAGATACGCCTTATGCCATTTCATTTCCCATTTTGAAATACTCAAAAGCGAATGTTCTAGAACCAAACGCTGTTCCTTGACTGTTATAAACCGATTGTTTTTCGGATCATAAAAATCTTTTTGCGGAACATGAATTGTCAGTGGCACGCCTCATCACACCTTATTGAGAACCGCGCCAAAGCCCTCCTGCTCTAAAAGCTTAGTCGCTTCAGCCTTCTGCTCGTCCGAAATCTGCGGAAGAACATTTTCGGCAAACTCGTCAAGAGACTCCTCACCGGACAGCAGCGCAAATACGTACGCATCATAAGCCGCAGACTGCTTAAACTTCTTATACAGCGGACGACCGTCATCATCTTCCTTCAGAAACAGCGAAGGATTATCTTTCGGTCTAACGCCATAGGAACGATCGATCAGCAGCTTCACGAAATCAACAGCAGGCTTTTTAGGTGTTTCACCATCTTCACGCTCGACCATGAGCTTCTTAATACGGCCAATCAGACCGCCTTCCTCTTCAAACTCGAGATTCAGATCAACGCACTCAGTCTTCGTAAGATTAAAATACGCGTCCATCTTGGTTTCATTACCATCAAAATCAGTAAAAGTAATAGTCTTTTTAAGCATGGCTCAGAATTCTCCTTTCAGTGTATGCCACAATATAAAAATAGAGGCTCCCAGATAGTCTGAGAGCCTCTGATAAACTAAATTAGCCGGCCGGGGGAGTATAGGAACCGTCACGCAGCCAGGCAATAACCTCATCCGGCATGGGAAGACGCGGCTGAGCGTTCTCGGTACCATACAGGATCTCCTCGAGCTTCTCAAGATTAGTCTTGGGCGGATTTTCGCCGGTCTGCTTCGGGAACTTGGTGGAATCGATGACAATGTGAGCGGTAGGCTTATAACCGGTGACGTTCACAGGGATCGTGTCGATTTCCCAGCTGAACTCAATGGCCTCGGGGCTATCATTAATGGTCTGATAGTCCTTCGAAGACGGAGAAGCAGAAGCACCGTACACCAGATGCAGCTTATAGCCATGCTCCTCGAACTCGGTGTCATTGCCAACCTTAGTCACGCAAGAAAAGCCAAAGCCCTTTCGCGGCTGCTGACCAATAAGAATACCACCATTCAGAACAGTGGCAGAACCATCGCACTCAGCGAATTCATCGGGATACGTGTACGCAGTAATAGTAGCCTTAAAGTTTTCACGCGCACGGATGGACAGATACTTGATATCGTCAGCCCAAATATCAGTAGCATCGCCGCCATCGGGAGATTCGCTGAAGCCCGTCAGACCATTCCAAGCGACGCCCTTAGGATAGGTGCCATCTGCGGAAACCGGATACAGAACACCCTTCTCGGTGCCGGTCTCATAAAGCCGTTCACCGATCTTATCCCATTCAAGTTTAGCCATGAGAATTTCCTCCTCAAATGTTAGTAATAAATTGTAAACGGGAAGTGATGTAAATTATCTTTCATGAAAAAACGTCCAGGAGCGCAACGCTCGAAGTGACTCTGAATCGCTACAGGAACAGGATCCTCGGGATCTCTACTAATCACCGTCACCTGATACCCGTTTCGAATCGAATAACTTCGATTGTTAGCTCGCCGAACGTTCAGATCGTTGCGCTTGTAGACTATCGCATTATACTTCATACGCACTTCTTCAGTCGGCTCAAAGTACGTATGCTGATAGCCCCAATGCGCTTCTTGGATTTCTCGAAGTTCTTTGTCAAACTTCGGCCGTCGGTCCATGGTAAACACCTCCGAAAGAAATCCTGAGACGCGGATGTTCAACCATAACACTCTGCACTTCCCACAGAGTATTCATGAACTCCACGTATTTCATGGAAGAGAAGTGATTCAGCGCATACGCATCGGCGACAATTGAAATCTCATTACTGATTCCAAAGTCGTCGACTGGCTTCTCGGAACTCTGCTGACGGGCATGATTCTTAAAGAGATCGCCCATGTAATACCGCTCTTCCATTACGGGAACATAACGGCTCGGACGATCTTCTGACTCTACCTCGTCAACAAGGAATCCGATCCGGCCATAGTATCGTGCCATTA